GGGAATTGCACCCACAACTGTGATATGGTTAACCACAGAGCCCGGCTTAAACCGGATCTTCGCTGCTACTTAACGATTGTAGTACGTGTCGGATAGACAAATTCGTTTGTTTTAAGACAGAGTCCAACCAAATGTCGTAACTAACCTATCTACTCCACTCTAAGTGAGAGTAGACCCATTATGCATAGAAAGTTCTGTGAAGTAAAGCAGACTCAAGAAATGAATCTTAAATTTGCTTTCTCTTGCATAATACCGAACTATAGTTTAGTCTGTGAAGTAAAGCAGCTAAGAGTCGAATCTTAAAACTACTAAACTAGAAATTCACGTCTCATCGAAAGATGAGACACAAAACACTGACCTCTCCACAGTTGGTTGGGGATGGAGTATGTACACCTTTCTCATAAAAGATTAGGTTGGTACCCGTCAATCACCCAGCTGAGCTGGGTTCCTTGAACTCCTGTGAAGGAGAGTAACAAAGTTACAGGTATGCTAAGACCTTGGAAAGGTATTAGCATCGATGACCGACCTAAGTAGGTTGTAGTGGTAGGAGGTATCCCCTCCTTGGAAAGCCATTCAGTAGAGTTCACGACTGCTACGCAACTGAAAGTGACTAAGGCTCGATGTGAACCCTAGCCAATTCCTGTTACGGGATTAGCAAGATTGAATATCTTTACGAGAAACTGTATAGTTCCACGTGTGGGATTAGTCAATTTAATCGTTGTCTATGAAATCCGTGGGTGTATGGTTATACTCCGACCGATCTGCTCCGCACCTACCAAGGTGCAAAGAGGGGTCGATGACCTCCAATCGCAAATTACAACATGTTCTTACTTTTAATAAAACACGCTTTTTCAAGCTGTGCTCGTTCATTTCATACTAGTGCCGTAGTTTTTGACTTACCGAACCATCGTCTTTATCCGAATATAGATTGGGATAAGGTTGAAGCAGGTTCATACGCTGTTGTAGACCCGGTTAACCCTGGGTCGATCTTGTACCTTTCGGAGCAAGATTACATTGTTATGATTCGTGTTTCCATGACAAGCAACAAAACTATGAAAGTTCTGGCTGTGCCAGGAGACACACCTGTTAGACCAAACTCTACCTCTCCACCTGCTAGTCAGGACCCTTCTCAAAATTCCCCCTCTTCACCAAAAGGCAAAAAGGAGAGCTACGCGCATCCTGTTATGGATGTATTGTCTCGCTCCGGTTTAAAATCCGGAACGAGAGCACGCGGTCGCCTGCAGCACATGTTTGACTCATTTTTCACAAAATTCGTCTCTATCCCGAAAGGGGGAGCTGCGATGGGAACTTCGATGATCAGTCTTACGTGCGGAAACGCACGTGAGTTGTTCACTACTTGGTACGACCACGTATCGTGGTGGACAAGAGGAAAAACAACATCCACTGTAGCTGCGGCAGAAAGAAATTCTTTCGCACACGGTATGGTTTCCTTACTCAGGCATAATGGCATATCCAACTTGATACAGGTGATGAAAATCTGCCTGTTCGTAATAAACACCTATCTAGGTGGTACACGACTACCTAACACCCAATCCCTAGGGAGAAGGGTTAGATTGATCAACGGTCTACCAGCAATACTTCCACTATACGCAAGAAACGGAATCCGAACAGGAAACCGTCACTTTATTCATACCTGGACATCTGTCTTCTTTGCCTACAAGGCATTGAAGGATAATTGGAAAGTACCCAACCTCTTTTGGGAGGGTACCCTAATTACCGCACCACATCCAATCTACAAAGATGTAGTTGAATTTGATCAATTCAGATCGTGGTGTCAGACCCTTTGGCGTGAGCTAAAGGTCCTAGGTGTAAAGGCACCAGACTTCACTATAAAGAATTTCTTCTTCACAACAAAGGCCGGACCAAACTGCAAGTATGCAATACTTGGAGCTTCACTGGACGCTTACGCATGGACGAAAGTTCCGCGTAACCTTCCTCTGGAATGGTTACGTGCAACAGGACAGAAGGAGTTAGCTAGGAAGTACCGAGAAATCGGTAAAATGGAAGCGATTCAACGAGATATCGAAGAATCGGCCCGAGCATCAGGGGTTAAACTTTTCATGAGTGCGTTCGGCATGGAGCGTGCTTACTTCACAGGACGTATTGTTCTGGGTCGTTTGCATCTCTTATACGAAGCAGCAGGAAAAGTGCGGGTAATAGCGATCACAGATTACTGGACCAATAATGTACTGAAACCTCTTCACGACTGGATGTTTTCCATCCTAAGGAAACTTCCTCAGGATGCTACGTTTGACCAAAATGGTAAAACGCAGCAGTTCGCAAGTCGGGGGTACAAAACCATCTATTCGCTTGATTTAAAACAAGCGACAGATACTATTCCGCTGGCCCTCTACCGAGCTATGTTTTGTTGGGTTATTCCTAACAACATCCTCTGCCTCTGGTTAGATTTGCTAGTAGATCGAGATTGGTTAGTACCTTCAGAGGTAGCCAAAGCCTATCCGGAATGGATTCCGGAGGACCAACAGGTCCCGGGAGCAGGTGAGCCACGAATCCGTTATTCTACAGGTCAACCGATGGGTGCACTGACAAGCTGGGCTTCGATGGCATTGTTACATCATGCGATAGTCCTATTCTCCGCCTACAATGTAGGGGTGATTAAGCCACACATGAAGATCACTTCATTTATCGATTACCTAATATTAGGTGACGATGTGGTAATTGCAAACCGTGAGGTTGCAATGGAGTACCAACGGATCATGGGTCTCCTAGGAGTAACAATTGGGCTGAATAAGTCATTCATCTCTGATAAAGGGATGTTTAACTTTGCAAACCAATCATTTGTGGGTCCTACCAACTGTTCGCCTATCTCTCTTAGAGAGGAAATAGGTATACAGTCCTTGCCCGCAAGAGCAGAACTTGCTATGCGTATGGTAAGGTTAGGTTGGACAAACGCCCATGCAAATGGGTGGTTGACTCCTGTCTTAAAGTTATTCCTGTCTCCATCATGGATGAAGACCGTTCAGAGAGATCTGAACAAAGGGATAACTCACCCCGTAGTGTCCTGGATCTTACAGGTCCTTTTGGTGCCTGGAAGTACGCGTTTTGCGAACCTCCAAGTGTTGCCAAGAGTTTCCATTCAAACATACCTAGCAGCTATGCTGCGGAAGGCATTGATTTGGAATAAACCTATTAAATCCTTACACGCTCTCGTCTCCGAGAGACGTGGGGAACCCTTAATACTGTCCATACTCACTAAGTGGGTAGGACGTATTTATAAAGAGTTCCTGGACGCTAGACAACGCTTGAAAAGCGTCCCAAGGTGGGTAGAGTCAACAACCGGTGTCGGTCTAGAATACGTTTTACAACGTATCTTTGCAGAGCAAAGCCAAGCTAGACTCGATCGTTGGGCTGCACGTTACCGCTATCCTCTGAAAGAGGTAGAGGTGACTATACGTCTCGGGTGCGCAAACCTGCGCATACTAGAGATCGGTGCGGGACGGAATCTAGAGGAAATAACTGCCCTCGCAGCGGAAGCTGAGAAGGAGTTACCTCGAATACCAGACTTTATTGATCTGGACATCGAGACTCTAGTAGGAGGTCCAGGAGACGCATCAAGTTCTACTGAAAAGTCTAACAACAGAGTTGTAGACCGTTTCCTTAGAACAAGTTACTGCCTAGGGTTAGTTGATCAACTTGGTGATCCAGCTACTCCTGGAGTTGTTTTCTCCCAGGACACCATGACTAAAATAGTCGTGGGTCATCCTGATCTTACCGAGGTTAATAACCAAGGAAAATAAGAGTCCTCTCTTCTTATGGAGACAATCATAAAGACTGTCTGGTACTTGACAGGCACTGGG